CGGCTTGTCCGCAACTCCTGACAATGCATTGGGCACCTATGCACAGGTGGTTGTGAAACTTAATCAGCACCAGTACGGAAGCGTTGGTGTTGCCTCTGACGGAGCATAATCATGGCAATTACACGTTCACAACTCGTCAAGGAACTTGAGCCGGGTCTGAATGCCTTGTTTGGCATTGAGTACAAGCGCTACGAAAACGAACACGAAGAGATTTTCTCTATTGAGACTTCTGATCGTGCTTTCGAAGAAGAAGTGATGCTGACTGGCTTCGGTACCGCTCCGGTGAAGACCGAGGGTGCAGGCGTTCAGTACGATACCGCTTTGGAATCGTTCACTGCTCGTTACACCCACGAAACCATCGCCATGGCGTTCGCGCTGACCGAAGAAGCTGTCGAAGATAACCTCTACGACCGCCTCTCTGGCCGCTACACCAAGGCTTTGGCTCGTTCCATGTCTCAGACCAAACAGGTCAAGGGTGCAAACGTCCTGAACAACGCTTTCACTGGCGGCGCTTACGCCGGTGGTGACGGTGTTGCTCTGTGCGCTACCAACCACCCCACCGCTCTGGGTCCCAATTTCGCCAATACGCCTACAACCCAGGCCGACTTGAACGAAACCTCCCTGGAGCAGGGCATCATCGACATCGCTGCGTTCACCGATGAGCGCGGATTGAAGGTCGCTTTGACTGCCCGCAAGATGATCGTTCCTAAGGAACTGCAGTTCACTGCAGAGCGCCTGATGAAGAGCACCTTGCGCACCTCCACGGCTGACAACGACATCAACGCGATCAAGTCCATGGGCTTGATTCCCGAAGGTTACTGCGTCAACCACTTCTTGACCGACACCAACGCTTGGTTCCTGATCACTGATGCCCCCAACGGCCTCAAGATGTTCCAGCGTTCGCCCATCAAGACCGCCTTCGAAGGCGACTTTGATACCGGTAACGTGCGGTACAAGGCTCGTGAGCGTTACAGCTTCGGCTGGTCTGACCCTCGCGGCATTTACGGCTCTTCGGGTTCGACCTGATAAGTCCCAGTACGGTAGAGGTGACTGGTCTGCCACTAAGGGCCCCTTCGGGGGCCCTTTTTATTTGTTGCAGCCCACCAAAAACCATGATATATTGGTCCCATTCCGGGGTTATCCGGTGTATCTGACAGTCCCGGCTGACGACATGCAGACAGATACGCCCCACTTGCATGTAAGGAAAAAATCATGGCAAATACCACGTTCAACGGCCCAGTTCGTTCGGAAAACGGTTTTCAGTCGATCACCAAGAACGCTTCTACTGGCGCAGTCACCGTCACCGCCACCCTTGGCGCGACTACCAGCGTGACCAACCTGACAACCACGAATCTGGTTTTTACTGACCAGAATCACCCAAGCACCGCCGCAATTAACGCCACTGCAACAGCCACTGCTGCACAGGTTATCACCGGCTACATCACTTCCACTTCAGCCGCTCCCACGACCATCACGTTGCCCACAGGCACGTTGCTTGGCGCAGCCTTGGGCGCTACTGCTGGCACTGTGATGGACCTGTACGTTGACAACACGGGTGGCGCATCAACTGTGACCATCGCTGTTGCCACCAACGGCATTTTGTCCAGCGCTGCTGCTGACACTGCTGGCAGTTTTGGTGACTTGACGATTGCTGCTGGTGCAACCGGCCTTGGCCGATTCACCATTATGTTCTCCAGCGCAACTGCCTACGTGTTTACCCGCACAGCTTAATTGGTCTCAGGGGCTTTCGTTCTAAAGGAGATTGATTATGGGTTTTACAACTGACGTAAAACAAGCGCACCTAAACGGTAGCGGCTTTTTGGTAACGGGCCGAACCCGTGTCAAGGGCATATCGTATGTAGGCACTGCCACTGCGGGGCATGTGGCGTTGTTTGATACGCTTACAGCGCCGGTAACCACCGCCACGTATGGCCGCTCTGGCACGACCGTGACCATCACCCAAGCGTCCCACGGCCTGACCACGGGAGATGTGATTGGGATTGATTTCGCTGCCGGTACAGGGGGCACGGCCACAAACGGGAACTATGAAGTGACCGTTTTAACGTCTGGCACCTTCACGGTCACCGACATCAACTCGGGGTCCATCACTGCGGGCGCATCTCTGGCGTATTCAACCCGTTGGCTGTTGTCTTACGATGTGTCGGCAACGGACATATTTAACAACGCGCCACTGATCCCAGAAGACGGGGTAGTGGCCCGAATTGGCGTGTATGCGCAGATGTTGAATCTCACGGCAGTAAACATTTATTACGGATAAGGAGTCCAAAATGGGACGTGCAGCAAAAATGGCAGATGATCAGTACCAAGGCGAAGTCCAAGCTGGTGCTCAGAAGCAAGACATGAGCAAAGGCGGTCCAAAGCAGACCCCTCGCAAGGACTATCAGAAGCCCTACGCTTCTGTGGCCCCACGAGGCGTTGGCGTGGCTCGCAACAAGCAGTGCAAGATGTATTGATCGTGGCAAAGTCACCGGCATGGCAACGCAAGGAAGGCAAGAACCCCAAAGGCGGACTCAACGCCAAGGGCCGAGCCTCTGCGAAAAAACAAGGAATGAACCTGAAGCCCCCTCAACCTGAGGGCGGCAGCAGGCGAGACTCCTTTTGCGCCAGGATGGAGGGGCACAAGAAGAAAAACACCAGCGCAAAAACGGCTAAAGACCCAAATAGCAGAATAAACAAGGCACTAAGAGTATGGAACTGCTAACTTGCACGCGTTGTAAGATTGAAAAACCGGCTACGGCTGAAGCTTTTCCATTGCACAACAAGAAACGCAATGGGTTAGATAGCTGGTGTCGCGCTTGCCGGTCTATGTACAGAAACGAAAATTGTAGAGGTAGGCATCGCGCAGTCATTTCCGACGAGATGCTTAAAGATATTAAAGCGTCGGTAACGCAGTGCGTTATTTGCGGGATAGAAGACGCGCTAGTGGTAGATCACGATCATGCAACTGGGCAAGTACGTGGAATGCTTTGTAACCATTGCAACCGAGGGTTGGGTCATTTTCGGGACGACCCTACATTGTTGGAATTTGCGGCACAATATTTGTATGCCTCTACAGGCCATCCTAATTGGGATAAATACAAAGAAGTGGTCGAGGTAAGCTGACATGGAAATGGCGATCTGGAACGCTATTTTGACGGCCTTTTTGGGGCTATTAGGTTGGAATCTGAAAGAGAAGTCCGATGAGATCAAACGCCTTCAGATTTTGATCAACAAAACCCGAGAAGAAATGCCCAAAGAGTACGTTACCAAGGTAGACTTGCACACAGACATCAACCGGATCATGGACAGGTTGGACAGGTTAGAAACCAAGATCGACATGTTTATGAAGGAGCAGCGCAGTGCCCTCAGTTAGCAAGAAACAGCAGAATTTGATGGAGATGGTGGCCCATAATAAGGCCGCTGCCAAGAGGCTGGGTATCCCACAATCCGTGGGAAAAGATTTTGTAAACGCCGACAAAGGCAAAACATTCTCACGAGGTGGCGACATGAAAGATTCCAAAGCAATGGTCCGCAAAGAAATGGCCTTTATGAAGAAAAAGAAGGCCCCTGCTTCCATGATGAAGCATGAGATGACCGAAGGCATGGGCATGAAAAAAGGCGGTTTGGCAATGCGCGGGGAAGGCATTGCCAAAAAAGGTTTTGCCAAAGGCGGGATGGCTGACAACTCTGGTCAATCTCAGGGCGAAACCTTGAGCCGTCCTACCGGGACCATCCCTGGCGAAAAAGTCAATGTCCGTGGTGTGGGGGCAGCCCGCTCGCGCACCGCCATGATCTATTGAAATCATGTCCACCTCAGGTGTATCCGACTTCAACCTGGAGTTCGATGACATAATCATCGAAGCGTATGAGCGTTGCGGCCTTGAGGGCCGTGACGGATACGACATGAAGACGGCACTTCGCTCCATCAACTTGATGTTCGCGGAGTGGGCCAACAGGGGCTTGAACCTCTGGACGATTGAGCAACGGCAGGTGTCGCTGACTGCTGGCGTGTTTGAGTATGATCTGCCCACAGACACGGTGGATGGCCTGTCAGCGGTGATCCGCACCAATGCGGGCACCAGCACGCAGCAGGACATCACGATTGACCGTATTGGCCGCGCAGAGTACCTGCACGTGCCCAACAAATACACCCAGTCCCGCCCTGCTCAATACTACATTCAGCGCACTGTCCCGGTGAAGCTGTTTTTGTACCCTGCGCCGGATAGCACGACTACGTACATCTTCAGGTACTACGCCATTCGCCGGATTCAGGATGCCGGGGCATATACCAACACGGCCGAAGTTCCTTTTCGATTCTTGCCTGCACTGGTGGCAGGAGCAGCGTACCACCTCTCAGTCAAAAAGGCCCCTGACCGCATTCCTTTGCTCAAACAGCTTTATGAGGAAGAGTTTTTCAGGGCCGCTTCAGAAGACCGGGAACGTTCAGGGTATTTTGCTGTTCCCACCTACACTGCAAGGTAGAGCATGGGCTCTGGATATGCATCAGGCCAATTTGCAATTGCACTGTGTGACCAATGCGGTCAACGGTACAAGCTACTCACGCTCATCAAGGATTGGCGTGGGTTCAAGGTTTGCCCAGAATGCTACGAGCCCAAACACCCACAATTGGAGCCCAAGAGGACGATCAATGAGCCGCAAGCCGTGTATCAGCCACGTCCAGAGTCCCGCATGGCGGTCACCGTCTATGTGGGCGCAACCGCAGACAGCTCCTTTGCCAGTGTTGGAATGCAGCCCATGCCGTATTCCAAACAGCTTGCCGCAGCAGCAGTCTTGTCTCCAGTACAGGTGGTGATCACATGAACTACACCGAACTCAAGATCGCAATTGCGGACTACACTGAAAACACGTTTACGCCCGACCAGCTTGACACGTTTATCCAGCAGGCCGAGCAGCGCATCTACAACACGGTGCAGCTTGCTAACTTGCGCAACAACGTCACTGGCACGGTGACGGCCAACAACCCGTATTTGTCGGCCCCAGAGGACTACCTGTCCACATATTCTCTGGCCCTGTACACCTACGCCACTCCAACGGCCACTGGGACCTCGGCAGCCTTTACCATTGTTGTCTCTTCCAACACCAACATTGTTGTTGGTCAGGCCGTATACGGCACAGGGATAGGCACTGGAGCAGTCGTGTCAACAATTGCTGGAACGACCATCACATTGGACGTTGCAAACAGCGGCACGGTCTCCGGCACTGTGACTTTCCAGGGCGACTATCTGTATCTGCAGAACAAGGATGTCAACTTCCTTCGGCAGGTATATCCCAACCCCAAATACACGGCCAAGCCGAAGTATTACGCCATCTTTGGTCCTTTGTCTACCAACCAGACCGAGCTGTCGCTCATCCTTGGCCCCACGCCTGACTTGGGCTACAAGGCTGAGCTGCATTACTACTACTACCCCACTTCGATGACCAATACGGTGGACAACCCATCGGGCACGACATGGTTGGGTGACAACTTTGATTCAGTGCTGCTGTATGGCTCCTTGGTCGAGGCGTATACGTTCATGAAGGGCGAACAAGACATGATGGCCTTGTACGATGCCAAGTACAAAGAGGCGTTGATGCTGTTGAAGAACTTGGGCGATGCTAAGCAACGTGGTGATGCTTACATTGACGGCCAAGTTAAAATGCCGGTGAGGTAACCTATGTTCACAGCCGGAATTGTCACAAGTTTTAAGCAGCAAATCCTTTTGGGTCAGCATGACCTGCTCAATGATGTCATCAAGGTAGCTCTGTACGATTCTTCGGCCATCTTGGGCCCGGATACGACCGTGTACACCACTGTGGGAGAAGTGACCAGCAGTGGGTATACCGCAGGGGGAGAAGTCCTCCTGGTCCCAATCGTGAGCGCAGGAACAGGCACGGGCTACGCCACATTTAATGACCCGATCTGGCTGCACACCACTTTTTCAGTTCGGGGCGCATTGATATACAACTACACCAAGAGCAACAAGGCAATTGGTGTGATGAATTTTGGAACGGATCAGGTAACCTTGAACCAGGACTTCAAGATTCAGTTTCCTGCAAACAACCCAGAAACCGCTTTGATTCGGATTACCTAAGGAGTTCAAATGATAGTCACGACCACCAAAGGCGACATGGATGATTCCCTGCTTGAAAAGCGGGAAGGAACCGTGGACAATGACAACGAACTGACCACTTGGGTTGAGTATTGGTTGGAAGGCGAACTTGTACATCGTTCTGCCCACGTCCAGTTGAAGAAAATGCCAGCTTTTGCTGGCGCTGAAGCCGCATCCATAGGCTAAAGGAACCATCATGGCAAACACACAAGCACTGACCACTTCGTTTTTGGGCGAAGTATTGACCGCAACTCACAACTTTGGCGCTTCCCCCGTTCGTGCGGGCACGACTGCTGACACGTTCAAAGCAGCCCTGTATTTGGCATCGGCAACGATCAATGCCTCCACCACGGCGTATTCGGCCACCAATGAGGTGTCTGGTACGGGTTACACCGCTGGCGGTGTGACGGTGACCAACGCAACGGCTCCGCTGTCTTCAAACACTTCGACAACCGCAGGGACGGCCTATTGGACTCCCTCGGCTTCAATCACCTATACCACGGTGACATTGACCACGGCGTTTGATGCGGTGTTGATCTATAACTCAACACAGAGTGACAAGGCTGTCAGCGTCCACACCTTTGGCTCCCAGACAATCACGGCT